CGGTAAGGAAAAGTTACCTTGGATACATACAAGAGGGTACAGAGTAATTTGGTGGGAAGGTAAGAACCAGTTTGTACACAGACTAGTAGCACAAAGACATATACCGAATCCATTAGACAAACCACACATCAATCATAAGAATGGTGACAAGTCAGATAATAGGGTTGCAAACTTGGAATGGTGTACACCAGCGGAGAATTACCATCACTCAATTAAAACAGGATTAAGAGAATGTCCAAGAAGTTTTACCCCACAACAAATAAAAAAGATTAGAAAAGAATATAAACCATATGAATATGGTTATAATTCATTAGCCAAAGATTATGGTGTATCAAAGACAACAATCATACATATAATCAAAGGATTATTATATAAAAACATTTAACATGGGATGTGGTTGCAAAAAGACAAAGGTTGAAGATGTACGTATAACAAACGTAACAATAGTTGAGGGAACACCTCAAGAAATTAAAATAGAAACAAATGGCGAAGACATTAAAACAACAAGTACCGACGGAGATAGTGAATAATGGTTTATCCAATGAGGATATATTATTTGCACACAATGTATTAAGAGCAACAGGATGTACAGATGAGATTAGATTAAAGGCCGAAGGTATTTATAAACAACTATTCAACGAGGAATTGAAGTATAGTTGTTGTAAGAACCGAGGGTTCATAAAATTAGACCACTACGTTAGAAACGTATTAAAATTATTATAATGAGCAAGGAGAATAAATCAAACGAATTGGAATATGAACAAAGGATGGAACGAGCCTTTGAACTTATGTTGTATGAGAAAAAATCATATGATGAATTTAAGAAACAGTTTGCACAGGAATTTGACATAACCACAAGACAGGCAGAGAATGTGTGGAAGGACGTTAGGACCCGTTTAAAGGAACGATATACACAGAACCAAGAGGAAATACTAACCGAACAATTAAATCGTCTGTATGACCTTTTAAATAGGTGTCGTCTGTCAGGTAACCGTAGGGTTGAGTCAGAAGTATTAAGAGACATAACAAAGATATTAGGAATGGAACCATCAAAGAAAGTTGACCTAACTTCAAATGGTGAAACTATTTCTATTAATATTAATATAACAGAATAAAAAAAATTTAAATTCAACGGAAGTAATGTTTCGTTTTTGACTATGATGAACCTAACACAAGTAATAATGAGGGACCAGACGGGTCAGGAAGGTCTACAAGACCTGATAAATAATATTCCGAACAAAGGTACTATGATTGAAATTGGAACCTTTACAGGGGAATCTACGGTCATTTTCGGTGACCACTTTGAAAAGGTAATTGGTATTGATCCGATGTTACAGGACTATGACCCACAAGACCCAACAAGTAAATTCAATTTCAATGAGGTATTAGAAATGTTTAATGAAAGAACAAAGAGTTATGACAACATTTCATTAATACAAAAAACATCTGATGATGCTCTTGGAAAATTAACTGGTAGGACCTTTGATTTTATCTACATAGATGGGATACATCAGTACGAGAATGTTAAACGAGACATTATAAATTACTTACCAATGGTTAAGAAGGGTGGAGTAATTGGTGGTCATGACTATGGTCCATCTTGGCCAGGTGTAAAACAGGCGGTAGACGAAATGTTTGGTCAACCAGATAAAGTATTTCAAGATACAAGTTGGATTAAATTTATATAATATGAAAGTAGGATTAGTAAATGTTGCAAAGTGGGAAGACTATTACTTAAAAGAATGGTTGGATTATAACGAGAAGTTAGGATTTGATAAGGTCCTTATGTATCAGAATGACTGGCGTACAGAATTAGAACATCCCATATTAGAAAAACATATATGTGATGGTAGGTCAATTCAAGTTAATCTATACAACCATGTACTACAAACCAATACAGAATATGATTGGTTGGCGTTTATTGACTGTGATGAGTTTATTGTTTTAAAGAAACACAACAACATCAAGGAACTAATAGAAGAATATCAACACAGAACGAATGTAATAGGTCTAAATTGGACGATGTATGGAAACTTAGGTAAAGTATCACGAGAAGGTGATAGTCTCTTAAAACCTTTTACAATGAGAAATAAAGGTACAGACCAACACATCAAAGTTATTGTCAACGCAAGAAGTGGTGAAAGGATGCAACTACCACACAATACTAATGGACCATCAATGGATACAAATGGACATACATTTAACGGACCCTTTAATCCTAACGGACCTATGGATGTTGCGTATATCAATCATTACCACAACAAGACAAGAGAAGATTGGATGTTAAGATGTAAGAGAGGTAGAGTTGATTGTGAGATAGAACATGACATTAACAGATGGGATAATGAGATAAACATAAATAACGAGGTTGAGGATTTATCCGCCTATAATTTTTTATATGGAAATTAATCTAAATCTAACTAAGAAACAGAGTGAAACATTTAAAATCCTTCTTGATAAAACACACAGGGAAGTTTTATACGGTGGTGCAAAGGGAAGTGGAAAATCCTATTTGGGTACTGTTTGGGTTCTATATATGTGTCTTACTTATCCTGGCATTAGGGCACTCATTGGTAGAACGGTCCTAACACAACTAAGAGTTACCACAATCAAGACATTATTGGACTTGTTTAAATCATGTGGTATTAGTCCTGAACACTACACATATAACCAACAATCAAATGAACTTAAATTCTACAACGGTAGTGAGATTGTGTTCAGAGATTTACAATTTAATCCAAGTGATCCTAACTATGATTCTTTGGGTGGACTTGAATGTTCAATAGCGTTCATAGATGAAATTTCACAAGTATCAAGACAGGCGTATGATGTTGTACGTTCCTTGTTACGTTACAAGATTAATGAGTATAAATTAAAACCAACTCTGTTTATGAGTTGTAACCCCTCACAATCTTGGTTGAAACAGGAGTTTTATTTACCATCAATACAAGGAACAATAGAACCACATAAGATATTCATTCAAGCACTACCAACAGATAATCCACACTTACCAAAAGAGTATCTTGAAATTCTACGTTCACTACCACCAAAACAAATGAAACGTTTGTACTTGGGTGATTGGAACTATGAGACAGAATCAGATAGTCTATTTGACTTTGATGAAATAACATCATCAGTGTTCAAGAATGTTCCACAAGGAACGGATAAGAAATATATGTCAGTGGACGTAGCAAGGTTTGGTAGTGATAGGTCCGTAGTAGTTATTTGGAGTGGACTGGTGGTCCTTGAAGTGTTCATCTATACCAAACTATCAACCACAGAATTATCGTCTGAAATACGAGAGTTAATACAGAAGTATGGAATCCATCCATCAAGTATTGTGGTGGACTCAGATGGAGTTGGTGGTGGTGTAGCAGACCAAATCAGGGGACAGAACTTTGTCAACAACGCATCACCATTACATGGTCAGAACTTTTCCAATCTTAAATCACAATGTTATTCAAAACTTGCTGAGTTATTCAAAGAGGGAAAGATAAGTTTAAATGTGATGGACCCAAATATAATTGACGACTTGACACAAGAATTATTAAGTGTTAGATTAAAAGATACAGACAAAGACAATAAGATTAGTGTACATAGTAAGGATGAAATGAAAAAGATATTGGGTAAGTCACCCGATATTAGTGATGCAATAATGATGAGAATGTTATTTGAGGTTAAGAACCAAAAAACAACAGGAAAATATTCAATTAGTTTTATATGATAAAATTTAAAATAGAAGAAAAGGAGTATATCGTACCCGAAAAAATAACGATTGATAAGTATGTTAAGATATACAAGATAAAAGATATTCTAACTGAGGAATATTTTGCAGCAAAACTAATCAGTATTGTATGTGAATGTCCTATGGAAGACCTATTAGAGTCAGATTATCAGGAGGTAAATTATATTGCGTCGTATATTATGGGATTAATTCCTCTTGGTCAACCCAAGTTTGTGGATAGATTTGAAATAGATGGTGTTCAATATGGGTTCTTTCCTAATTGGAGGGACATATCCTTTGCAGAATTTGTGGACATGGACACCATTTCTACTAAAAAAGAGGATGAACTATTGGATTTATTACACATATTAACCGCCATTATGTACAGACCAATCACAGATGAAAGGTCCGAACATGACTTTGATATAGAAAAGTACGACATGAAAAGTATGAAGATACGATCCGAACTGTTCAAAACTAAGTTAGATATATCAATTGTTCTTGGAGCACAGTTTTTTTTTATCAACTACGCAAAGAGATATTCAGATTATTTCCTGCTGTCTTCAACCCCGACCTTATCGACATGGACGAAGATAAAGCTCGTATGGAGTTTGAGGAAGATGATATGGACACTTCTTTTCAAAAAGTCTACGGTTGGTTCGTTGTCGTCAACAGACTTACTGACAACGATATTACAAAACACGACCAGGTCTATCAAAAAAACCTAATGGAAGTTCTGAATCAGTTGTCATATTTGATTAACTATGAACAGGAACAACATAGGTTACAGAAAAAGATGAATAATTCATAACACATCCCTGATAATTTTATATTTAATACTGTATGGTTAATTACAAACAACTAATTCAAGATTTAAGTGGTATAGCATATTACCATGAACAAATCAATTCATTTGGTTATGGGGACATTACCCAAATCACTATGGATATAGAAACCAAACAAGAACCCGTATATACAAAAATGTACGTAGTTCCTGGCGAGGTTGTTCTTGCACAGAATAGATTAGACTATAACTTTTCAATTATTATATTAGACCAAATCAATGATGATTATTCCAACCAACAAGATGTAATGTCTGACACGTTGGAAATTGCAAAGGACATATTCACCATCTTATATCAATCATACACCGCAACATACGGAAACTTCTCTGTTGATTATACACCATTATGGGGACCAAGTGTATTACCATTCTTAGAACGATTTGAAACAATCTTAGGTGGGTGGACATTGAACATAACCATAGAACAACCGTTTGATTATAACACTTGTGTATTACCTATCTCAGGTTTAACACTACCTAACTCTGTTAATTATGTGAATTACCAACAGGTGATTGACGACTTTGATGAAATAGCACGAGCACATGAACAGATTAATTCGTTTGGGTTTGGTGACATTACACAATTAACGATGGACGTTAAAACAAAAAAAGAACCTGTATATCCAAAGATGTATGTGGTTCCTGGTGGTACACAGTTTGCTGAGAATGAATTGGTGTTTAACTTTCAAGTTATAATTGCGGACCAACTAAATAGTGACTATTCCAACCAAAGGGATGTGATGAACGATACACTTGAAATATGTAAGGACGTATTTACTGTATTGTATCTTTCAGAATATGAATCTGAGTGGAACGCAACATGTGTTCCTTTCTTAGAGGAGTATGAGACCGTCTTAGGTGGATGGACAATGAACTTACAAATTACTCAACCATTTGACTTTAACCGTTGTGTAATTCCTGAGAGACCATTCGTAAATAGAAAATGGTATGAACTTGCGGAGTTATGGAACACTATATCAACTGAT